CGGCCCAGTATTTATGGGTCACCTGGGTAGCAACGTACGTTCCGGGCTCACATTTTGCATTCAATAAGTTAGTTGGATGCTGATATGAGACCTGAATACGGCTTGCAATCTCCCTACTAAGCTCTTTCCTTAAGAGCTCCCCCCAGTTTGGGGGCTGCTTGGTTAAAACCTCGCTGCGTAGTTGGAGAACTAGGTATTCTTTTCTCTGAAGAGATTTATTAGATCTCTTCTTAAAGAATACGTCGTTACTAGCACACGGCCTAGTTCGGAGCGTGAGAGGAATCTCAAGCTCAGTCCGCGGGAACGTGTATCCCACTGCTAACTCGATACCTCGAATTAGACGATGAGAATCCTCGTAGCCAAACTTTGCAATTAATTCATTGCACAAGTCAGCACTAGTAGCTAAGCCTGTACCGACTCCACTGAGAACTTTCCTGACCCTAACAGGGGTAACATCCATACCTAAATGGAAATCGCCCCCGCAGGATTCACGGAAAGGTCCCGAGTGGTAGGTCTTTTCAGTATTGACGATAAGTCCTATACTGCTGAGACCCCTCACCACCGAATCTATATAATTAGATTCGACGATGATGTCGTCGCCATAAACGTAAACAGGTAAAAGTTTCTGTTTACGAAGAGCCGGCTCTATATCTCGAGGTCTGTAAATGCCTGCCGAGCCATAATCATAGAATATATGATCATGGTTTAGGGCGACAACACTACAGGCCCAAAAGACTAGAGCTTCGACTGGAAAACAACAAGCACTACCCATAGGGGCAAACTTGTTGAGCTTCACCACACGTCCATCAGGAAGTAAGGTCTCTTCGGAGCGACAAGCTTCGAAAGCCTCGACCCATACGGGAGGAAAAACCAACCGTACTAAGTCGAGAGTAACCCTATCTGATGCATCTTTTAAATCGATGGTAGCATGGGAGCCGTCTCGCGACGATCTCTCAGCTAACTGACGATTAACCATTTGGTCAGTAAAGTTAACCTGACCTTTGGTTAAAGGGTGGGTCTCGATGGTCTGGTAGAGCAATCGCATGAGTCCCTGCTGAGTGTACATAAGCTCAGTTGGTTCACATGAAATCACCCTAGGACCACGCGAATCCTTAGGCACGAGACAAACACGTGCTTGCGGGACGCCGTCCTCGGACGATTGTAACTTCTGCAGTTCATCCGCAAGATGCGAATAACTATAGAAGAAAAGCTCGGGATAACCGAAAAAGTCGTCTAGCTTCTTAAAGTATCTGAAGCTATGCCACTTATTCCAGTTCTTTATACGGTCAGCAGTTGCACCGCTGCCGTGACAAGGCCTAACGTCGCGAGGATTCGTATTACACAAAACCCTCGCGATTAGTCGGCGCATGTCTCTTATTAAGGGATCGCTTTTAGGATCCCTAATAGGAATAACAAGATCGCGATCAGTGCTAATAAACTGATCGAGAAATTGCCCGATCGTCTCTGGATCATAGTCAACCTCCAGTTTATAGAAAACGTAAGACAATTGCCTTACGCAATCTACGGCTGTGGAGTTACCTTCTAACGCAAACCTGATAGCATTTCCCAGGAATAAGGGTATGCCGTCCTCGTCGGATTCAAACCGATCGGGCGCCTTCCATATGTTTGTACTATGGAAAGTATCAAGCGCCTTCCCTACAAGAGGGAGGGTAGTCGTTAGAAATGTCAACCCCTCATTCTCCGCTCGTTTTTGGAAAGATTGAATATCCTTCTTAGAAACGAGGTGGGAGTAGCGGCGGTTACTTGCTAGGTTCACCCACAAGAGGTGAAGGCTTTTCAGATTACCATCATTAATCATAATGGATATCTCCGAGGAGCTTCCCTAGTGAGCAACAGTTGTTAATCCAGCAACACATCGCACAACGCACTACTGAACCCGCCAATACCCTACTAACAAAAGGCCCTAATTAGACCTCGTTGTTGAGTAGAGCAGTTACATTGGCGTTCGAACCACCCTCAATTAGGAAATCAACCAATCGGTTGACTTCTTCAATGATGATGGCGTTCGTCAATGCAGTGTTCGGGGGCCGGACGATAACGACGTAAGTCGATACCGTACCCGGCACGCCAAAAGCGTCGACCTCTGTTCTATCGAGGCGTACGAGATGGCGCGCTTCCCCGGCTTTCCCCGTCTCGTGAGAGATGGACAGTTTCTTCTCAGCTGGCGCAGTAAGGCCAGCCACAGAAAAAACTGATTTGTCAGAGTCTGCGAAACGTAGAGCATACGAAACCGTATTTGTATCTACGTCCGTAGCGCTGTCTTTGGAAAGTGCCTGTGGGCTGGAAAAGCTCATAGGTGGATTAACTCCTCCCCATTATCGGGGTTGAAATGCCGAAAATCCGGCAGGTTAATCGCATTGCTGCGACTCAAACTCTCTAACGTCTTGAAAACGGAGAGAGCACGGTGGCCAGGCTTACATATTTCAGCCAGGTTCCCAACTTGGGCATCTTCCAACCGGCCAGGGAAAACCCTGAACCGTCTGGAAGAATCGGCAACCGTTCGAAGAACTTACGTTCCCAAACGGCAGCCGCAGATCGAGCCGGAGGAGAGATAGCATCAGAGCAATAAGGAGCTCCATGCGTCAAACCTACGGTCTCGATTTTGAGGGTCTCTTTGTACGTCAAACAAGAATCGACGTACTCGATAGGTAGTTCTAGCGTATCAAAGCTGAACTGCTCTAACCAATTTCCCAGTCCGATGAAACCATCGATGACGAAGGAAAGAGGTATCGCGTCCCAGATTATCCTCGCATTGAGCTGAAAACCTAGTGCATCTAAATACGCACGTAGCATTTTCGGGACTGGCGCCATAAGCTTAAGAGGCTTTGGTTTCCAGACCATGTGCCCGCGAACGACAGTTTTTATACTGCCCTGCCATTCTGATCCCACGTGGGGACCATGATTGACAGTACCTTTGCCGGTATATGTGTTGTTTGACAATGTTATAGAGCTCCTTATCGGAACTCCAATATGTTGTTCAAACATCTTGATTTTGTCAAGCGTATTCGCTACGGCGACTACAGTATTCTGCACGTCACCAATAGTTGGGAGCCAACCATAACTTACGTTAAGGTGGGCTCCTGCTACGTTCTTGGCAATTCCAAGATTCCTCTTCCACAAAACGAACAACGATTTCAATTCCAAAATCTCTAATAAGAAATTGGGCATTGAAACCGTGGTTAGATCAGGACGAAGCTTAAAAGCAGCTTCGTTTATATAACTCTGACCTGACCCCCCAAAGACCGAGCCGGATCCATTCCAACCGAATCCAGCCTGGTTCATAAGGGTTGTGCCGTTTGAGGTTAACCAAGCCATCCCGCCGTTGTGGTATGCGTAATATTCGTCATACCACCCGACAGGACTTGCCCAGAGTACCGTCTTCGGAGAAGACGGATCACCCTGGTAGGTCTTGGTTGAGACTAGATGCTGACACCAATTTGAACGACTGCGATCGCCGTCCGGATGATTGGTGTACCGAATCCACTCTTCATGGGACCTTTTGGTGAGTGTATTACCACCATAGGTTCCCTGAAGGACGCCTGCACTGTTGTACGTCTTATTAGGCGGAACAGTAACAGTAACGTCGGGTAGTGAACGGGACTTGGACACATAGTGTCCTAGTTTTACAGCCATCTAAGCCTCCAAGGAATTGACATACCGTCCTCGCGGTTCTTCACCGCAGATGGAGTGGGGACCTTTCAAGGGGTC